GTGGTGGCCTTGGCGGCATCTTCAAGGGCCTGCTGGGCGGTTTCAGCGGCGGGGTCAAGGTGCCGACCAGCGTGCTCTCGGCGATCGCCCCCAGCTTCGACGGTGGCGGCTATACAGGCTCAGGCCCTCGTTCTGGGGGGCTGGACGGCAAGGGCGGCTTCCTAGCCAAGCTGCACCCGCAGGAGACTGTGATCGACCACACGCGCGGGCAGGGCGCCATGCTGGGCGGCGGTGTGTCCGTTGTCGAGATCGCGCTTGGCGAGGGCCTTGTCGGCAGCATCTTGAAGCAGGCCGGAACTCAGACAGTGCGGATTGTCCAGAGCGAAACCCCCAAGATGATCGGTGGCGCGATGAAGAGCGCCTATGAGCAGGGAACGCTCTGAGCATGGTCAAAGTCATCGCCTTCCCGCCTGTCGGCGTCGTTGGTTCCATGTGGACGGTTGCGGCCCCTGTGCAGCGCAGCCGCTCGCTGATCACGGGACGGCGCTATGTCAGCCGGTTCGGGCGTGCGCGGGTGCAAGCCTCGCTGCGGGTGTCTGCACTGTCCAAAACAGCGTCGGGCGCGGGCTACAGCGAAATGCTGATCCGGCACATCGATGGTGGTGCAGATCTGGTGCGGCTGAACAGCTACCCGATCAACTGGCATCTGGACCAGTCGCGACTGGCTGGACTGCGTTCGTCTGATCGGCTGCTCTGGTCGGATGAGACCACGCCGCTGCTGTGGCAGTCCGGCGGGCAGCCGCTCTATTGGTTCAATGGTACGGTTCTGGCGGGCACGGTCTCCGGTGACGTGATCGAGGTGACTGGCCTGCCGCCGGGCACCCTTGTCTGTCGGCCTGGTGAGTTCGTGCAGGTGTTTTCCGGCCTTGATAGCCTCGATGGCCCGGTCGCGCAGGTGACAGCCGAGGCCTACAGCGATGCAGATGGTGTGGCGATGATCAGGTTGTTCGATCCGATCCCTGACGGGGTCTATCCGCGCGTCAATATCGGGGTGAGTGACAGCCGTGTTTTCGAGGTGACCGGCATTCCCAGCGTGGCGCAGCCTCTCGGCCAAAACTGGTTTTACGATTTCTCCTTCTCAGAAGTCTTCGCTGATGAGGTGCAGGGCGGCTTTGATGAGGTCAATCCATGGGTCTGACGCGCGGTATTCACCCAGCCACGCTGGCTGCGATCACAGCGGGATCATTTGCACCAGTGGTTCTGGTCTATCTCGACTGGCCCGAAGGCGCGGTGCGCGTACACAGTGGTGTCGGCACGATCAGTTTCGGGGGCCACGACTGGCAGGGCATCGGGCACTTCGGGCGGATATCAGTCCCGGGCGAGGTTGCCGGATCAGCGCAGCAACGCGCCAGCCTGCAGCTGGTCGGCGCACCGGATGAGATGGATGCCTATCTCGACAGCCCGATCCGTAACCGGATGGGGGAAATCTGGTTCGGTGTAGTGAGTGAGCGCGCCGGAAATGAGCTGATCGGGCAGCCATGGCTGAACTATGTCGGTTACATGGATGCCATGCGTGACACCATTCAGGCCGAGGATGGCGGTGTGACGCGCTTGATCACGATTGATGTGGCCAACGGGCCGTCGCAGCGTCTGTCGACCAGCCTGTTTCACACGGATGAGGATCAGCGCCGCAGCCATCCGGATGACACGGCGGGTCGGCTGACCATCAATTCCGAAGCGCGGTTCGCGAGGCTGACATGGCCCGCATAATGAATGCTGTGATGGAGGTCATGGACAGGCCTTGGGAGTGGGGTGCTGCCGACTGCTGCACCTCGGCCTGTGATGTCTTCAAGCTGATCCACGGGATCGATCCTATGGCGCCATTGAGGGGCCTCTACAGCACCCAAGCGGGCGCTGCGCGCATGATCGCGCGATATGGGGGCTGGCTGGAGATGTGCGACGGTTTAGCTGTCTCTGCTGGCCTGAGGCAAGTTGTGGGTGCAGCCGGTGACATTGGCGTAGTGAAGGACGCCCAAGGGACACTCGCCTTGGGGATTTGTACCGAGGGAGAGCTGTGGATGGCCAAGACAGAGCGCGGCTTTGGGAGTATGGCGGAAGTGATGAGGGCTTACACATGCCGCCAGTCGTAGCTGCACTTACGCCCGTTTTTACCGCGATCAGTGGCACTATCGCCTCGATCAGCGCCTTCACAATCGGCGGCATCGCTGTCGGCTCGATCGCCTTGAACCTTGGTGCATCATTGGCGTTGTCTGCCATCGCGAACAACAGCGCCCGTCGCTCGGCACGGCGGGCGGCGGCTAGTCTTACTTTGCCTGATCTCAAGCGCGAGCTGCAGCTGCCCGGATCGCGCCCGCCCAAGCGCTTTGCATATGGTCGCGTTAAGATCACCGGAACGCCGTCGCCAATCCGCGTGGTCGGTGATGTGCTTTTCATGTGCGTGATCCTGAACAGCCGCCCGTCCGCAGGAAATGCCACGATCACATTTGATGGCATAGAAGCGCGGATCGCCGAGGGTGACATGCTGAACTTTGCTGGTCCCGGGGCAACGCTCGAGCCTGTGCGGGGCGATGTGAGCTTTGGCACTGGCGCTGAGCGCCCGCAGGCATGGCTGGGTCGCGGGGATCAGGTTGGCCCGCCGTCGCAGATCCTCGCTGAACTGGCGGGTGATCTGATTGCGACCGACGGCTGGCGCGGGCTGACTGTCCTGTGGCTGCGCATTCCGGCCGGACCAACCGAAACCCGCGCCGATCGTTGGCCGCGCACACCGCCAGAGGTCGAGGTCGAGGCGGATTGGTCGCGTGTCTGGGATCCGCGTGATCCGGCGCAAAGCCCGACCAACCCCGCGACATGGACCTATTCCAACAATCAGGTGCTATGTCTGCTGGACGCGATCATGAACAACCCGATCCGCCGCCGCCCGCTGGCACTGATCGATCTGGACAGCTTCATCGAGGGGGCCAATCTTGCGGACCAGATGGTCGGCCGGTTCTATCAGGGCGGTTCCGTGCGGCGCTATACCGCGAACGGTCTGCTGGTCTGGCGTGATGCGGAAATTATCGATCAGGTCACGCCATTGGCGCAGGCGGGCGCAGGCCAGCTGGTCCAGATTGGGGGCAAGCTGGCCTATTCCAACGGGGCAGCCCGCGCGCCAGTCTATACCATCACAGATATCCTTGAAGAGGGTGGCTTCGAATTCGAGCGGCTGCGCCCCGGCTCGGATATCCCGCTGGCAATCCGTGCCAGCTACATTGCACCCGATCGTGACTGGCAGGAGGCCGAGCTGCCCGCGCTGGCAGTCGGGGCAGGGGCTGTGGCCACGCAGGATGAGGGCATTGCGGATCTGCCGCTATCGTTCGTCACAGAGCCTACGCAGGGGATGCGGGTGCAAAAGATCGTGCGCAACATGACCGCAGCACAGAAGCGGCTCAAAGTCATGCTGCCGCCGGACGCTATCGATCTGGTGGCTGGCTCTGTGGTGGTCTGGGGCATACCGGAGTTGCCCAAATGCGCCGGCAACTGGCGTGTGGCCTCGATCAACCCCAGTCTGTGGATGGAAGGCGAGGGGGTTGCCATGCGCTGTCCGGTCGAGCTGGTCGAGGAGCCAGCCAATCTCGATGCGTGGGATCCCGCTGTGGATGAATTCGAGCTGGCGACAGAAGTCTACACACCCCCTGCACCCGTCCGGCTGGTGCCTGCTGATCTGCAGCTTACCACAGGTCCAGGTGTGGCGTCGGGTGATGTGCCCCGTATCCGGTTCAGTTTCCTGCCTGTTGTGGGCAATATCATCGGCTATGAATGGCAGTGGCGCAACTCGGGCGGGGAATGGTCGGAAGGCGGGGCCATCAGCGCAGATATCCGCGATGGCAGCGACCGGGTGTTCGGGTTTCTGGTGCCGGTGGTGCCGGATACCGGATACGAGATCCGGATCGGCACGATCTATTTCGGGGCGGTCTCCGACTGGACAAGTGCTGCCATCACGGCGCTGGGGCCGGACTATGAGCTTGATCCGCCCGCAGGCGGTGAAGCGACCGGCGGTGAAGACCAGATCGAGGTCAGCTTCATCACCCCGAACAATGCCGCATTCCGCGCGATCGAGCTGTGGGGGACCGACACGGACAGCAGCGGTGCCGCTGAACTGCTGAGCGTGATCTTCAGCGCGCCGAATACAGTCCAGACCTTTATCGAAACAGATCTCGGCGACGAGGTCACCCGCTACTATTTCGCAAGGTCGCAAGGCCCGTTCGGCGCTGTTTCCGCGTTTTCTGACAGCGTTTCAGCGACAACAGACCCGGCACCTTAAGCCACACTGCGCACAATGCTAAATCTGACCTGCTCGCCCCTAAAGGCGGGTTTTTTTATGGGGTTTCAACATGAGCAAACCAGTTTTCAACTTGCCGGTACTGGTCCCGGGCCAAACGACAAAGCAATTGCTTGAGGGTGAGGTCAATCGTGTCATTGGGGCGCTTTATTCAGTTGCCAACCCAGAGGATCGCGAACGTGCCGAGGATGCTGGAAATAGGGCAGAGGAAGCAGCTGACCGCACAGACTTGAGCGCAGCAGACGCCGCGTCAAGCGCGGCCAATGCCGCAAGTAGCGCGGCGATTGCTGAATCCAGCGCGATCGCTGCCGGCGCGCCTATCTACCCAGATAACGACGCAGGACTCGCTGCTACCATTTCCGGTCAGTTTTTCTATGTTCCAGAGCTTGGCGGTCTTGCAGTTGTGGAAAATCTGGCAGGCGAGGCGGCGAGACGTGGTTTCCTAGGGCAACCTATATTTGCAATCCGGTCAACGCTAGAGGCAGCTGTTGCGGCAGGGTATTCGCCGCAACATGGCACAGTTATCAACGCCGGAGGGGTGCAATATTTGCGCGTCGAGGGTGACGACGATGTGCTGGGTGGTCTGCCGGGATGGCTTCCGTTTGCAATAGTTTCTGTTGACGCCTTTGAGGAGGCGGGAGCAGCAGACAGCTCTGCTGCTTGGTCTGCGGCGGTCAACTACCTTGCTGCACTGGGTGGTGGGGTCTTGGTTGGCAAGGCAGGGCATGAATATATCGCCCAAGGCATCCCTCTACGCGAAAATGTTTATTTCGATTTGCGTGGTGTTAAAATCCGCCTTCCCGCAGGTCCGACGCAGCCGATGTTTAAGGCACCAGAGGGCTATAATTCTTTTGACGGAACGGGGATGATAGCCGGTGGCATAATCGGAGGGACGTTGGACGGTATCGATAAGTCGCAGAACGGAATTGATTTTCAAGATATTGGACGTCTAGAGCGTTTTTGGCTTCAAGACGTGTATATGTCGAATTTTGACCACTGCTATATCGGTTCTGGAAATGATCGCAGGCCAATCATTCTCGGGTGTCAATTCCTTGACAGCAATGTGGGGGTACGTGTTCTTACCAACCATCCGCATATTCGCTACTGCGATTTTCGGCGCTGCGATGTTGGCTTACAAGGCGCGATCAACGATCTCGATTGTATCGGTTCAGTCTTCCGCTCCTGCCGCGCTGGTGTAGAGCCGCTTGGCAGCAATAACATTCGCAACAGTCTGTTCGTGGGGTGTGCGTTCCACGGATGCACCGATAAGGGGGCGGAAGTGACGGGCACGACTACCTTCAGCAGTTGCCGCTTCCATGGTGGGCCTGGTTCAGACTATGGCTTGGTCGTTAGAGGCACGGGGAACCGAATTGTAGGCAACTACTTCGGGTATGACGACAACATTGACGGCTTTAATGTCGCGCCACTCGATATTCGTGTTACTGGTTCGCAGACTGATAATTTAGTGGTGACCGGCAACCATTTCCAAGGCAGCCCAAACAGCGTTTCACAAATTATTTTTTCAGGTACTGGGGGCCAGTTGATGCGGTCTGGCAACATCACTGGCAATAGCTTCCGGCTATCATCCGGGCGAAAAGCATTCTTAGCGTTGTCTGGCGTGGTCGCACATCCGGTTTTTGCAAACAACACATTCACACTACTTGGTAGCGGATACACCTCGGAAGATGGAATTATCGAGATTGCTTCGCTGGGCAGTTCAGGTGGCAACTTTACCGGCAACTCATTCTTTGGAACCGTATCGCAGCCAGACTGCCGCGCAATCAAGTTATCAAATGCAAACCTAAGCATTATTACTGACAACAAATTCCGCAACTTTTCTAATGCGATAGAAATATCGTCAGGTATGGGCGGAATCAGGTTCGACAATAATGTCGGTGCTCAGGAGGAGTTTTTGGGGCAGCTGCCCGCGAGGAACCGAACGGGAAGGATAACGCTTTCAGATAATACCGCTGTTGCTGTTACAATCTACGGAACTGGTATTCGCGGAGCGCTAATCGATATGTTCGCTCACCAGAAGACATTCGACGGTGTTCGGGTGTGGGTGCGAGTAGGTGGGGCTCCTGACGAGGCGCGCGTTGTCTCCAACAATAGCCTAGGCACTATAACCTCACTAAACGGCATGATTTTGGACGGTACCACCGGATCTGAAGGATCGTTCAATGTATCGTCTTCTGGCAGTCTTGTTTATTTCGAGAACCGAACCGGTGCCAATGTGGATTTTACATACATCATGAATGTCAGCAACTAAGCTCGCAGAGGTCATGACATTGCCCAGATTTGATAACGTGCTCAACATGGGCAACCTGATCCAGATGGCGTTGATCGTCGGTGCTGTCTTGCTGGCGTGGTCTGACGCGCGCAAGGATATCGATGCTTTGCAGGATGCACAGAAGGCGGCGGCAGTCACATTGGCCCAGAAAGAAGCGCGCGTGCGTGCGCTGGAAATCTCCGATGCCAGCAAGTCTGCCGATCTGCGCAATATCCTGACCATCCTGACCCGCATCGAACGGCAGCTCGAAGCGCGTTGATCCACCCCCACCACCAATCCGACACCACGCCCGCCATTGCGCGGGCTTTTTCATTGGAGCATCCGATATGGACCCAAGGCACATTCAAATGCTGCTGGCCTCGGCCGGCTATTACCGTGGTGCGATCGACGGCGATCTCGGCCCGCTCAGTCGCGCCGCTGCCCAGACGATCGAGCGCAATGCCGGCGCTGACCGCACTGCTTGGCCATGGCCCCGACGCATGATCGCAGCCGCACAGGCGGTGCTGGATGCGCAGGGGCATGAACCGGGCCTCGTGGACGGTCTCTGGGGCCACAACACCCGCGAGGCGCTGACCAGCTGGCTGAGCGTGCAAGCGGGCACCGATGCGACGGTGAAGCGGCCAGAGACGCCGGACGGCGCCGTTATCGGCGCGCAGCGGGCATGGCCGCGCCAGTCGCAGATGGAATCGGTCTTCGGCCCCGCAAGCGGGCCGCGCTGCACCGCGGGGCGCGTGTCGCTGCCGATCCCGTTCATCATCGCGTGGGACCGGTCGCAGACGATCACTCGTTTCTCCTGTCATGAGCTGGTCGCGGAACCCCTGACGGCGATCTACGCGGATGCTGTCCGGCACTATGGCCGCGACCGTTTCGAGGCGCTGGATCTTCATATTTGGGGCGGATGCTTCAATCACCGCAACATGCGCGGCGGCTCTGCGCTCTCGACGCACGCTTACGGCATCGCCGTCGATCATGATCCCGAGAACAACCAGCTGCGCTGGGGCAGGGACCGCGCCCGCATGGCGCAGACCGACTACGACGCCTGGTGGCGCATCATCGAGGCCCACGGCGCTGTCAGTCTTGGCCGTGTCGCCAATATGGACTGGATGCATATCCAGTTCGCACGCCCTTAACCCCAACCCCTGAAAGGATATGATATGGACTGGATCACTGCGCTTTTTGCAAACCCTGAGGTGATCGGGCTGATCATCACCATTTTCGGTGTCGTGCTGACCGCTATTATCAACCGCGCGGCCGCTGCATTCACACTGGCCACCGGCATCGAGATCGAGCGCAAGCACCGCGAGGCGCTGCACGAGGCGATCAAGTCGGGCGTGGAAAGCACGATGCGGCATGGTGCCAAAACTGGAGCTGGCACCGTCAAGGCGCATGTCGTGCAGCATCTGCGGGAAAGCGTGCCGGATGCGCTGGCTGCGCTCTCTCCCAGCGATACGGTGCTGACCCGGCTGATCGATCGGTATGCACGCGAGGCGCTCGCCAAGTTCGGGGAGCCGAAGTGATCCGATTCTATCGGCGGACGTCATTCAGATCGAAGCGCAGGCGGTATCGGTGATACAGGCTGTGCTGCCATCGTTTGGCAGCCACAGAACCTCGCGTCCATTAGGTTCAAAGCTCGATTTACGTACTCAATGTCGAGGCTCATTTAGCTGGATCCCCCACAACTAAAGCGCGTTTTTTCTTTTGCACCGGAAAGCAACCTTTGCGAAGCAAAATTTACAATTTTGAGCAAAATATCACAAAGGTGCATCGGTTTGGTCCGTTTTAATCCTGAAAGTGATGAAGGCTGCTTGCCCCGATAGCGCCATATCACTAAACGGTGATCACGACTCCGCACGTACGAAAGGACGATCCTTTGGATTTCAAAGAGCAACTTCGTCTGGCCAAATCGACCAAACAGATCCACTCAACCTGGTATCGTGATACATACCCAGAGGTTGCGGAGCTTGGTATGGACCCGGGCGTCCATTATCTGCGCTATGGTGCCGCCATGGGCCGCAATCCGGGCAAGAACTTCCACACCCGCTTCTACCTTGAAACCTATCCCGATGCGGCCAACAGCGGCCTCAACCCGTTGGTGCATTACGCGCTGCACGGTCAGGCTGCAGGCTATCTCATCCGTCCGCAGAACAGCGACCCGCGCAAGAAGATTAACGAGATCCGCACCAAATTGCTGTCGCTGGGCTTTACCGAACGCCCGCTGGCCGAACTGACCGACATCGCCACCACCTCCGACAATGCCGAGGCCCGCGCCCTCGCCGCCCGCGAACTTGCCCTGTGGCATATGCGCGCCAAGACGCAAGCTGACACACGCATCGCCCTCGACTGGATCGCCCGCGCCCGCCCCGATGCCCCCGATCTCGACTTCCGCGCCAAACTGTCCACCGTCGAACTGCTGTGCCACTACCACCTGAACGACCCCGCCTCCGGCCTGCAAGCCTATGACCGCGCCGCACTGGGCGGCGAGGCGACGCCCGACCTAACCCTCGCCCGCGTCAATTTCGAACACACCCCCGAGGACCGCGTCCTGTGGATCAATCAGGTGCTCGCCCGCTACGGGATCGAACCCGTCACCCTGCTGCCCGATCACGGCCAGCCCGCCTATGACAGGCTCACCTGCGCGCAGGACCTGCCGAAAATCACCGATGGCCCCAAGGTTACCGTGCTGATCGCCGCCTACGAGGCAGCAGACATGCTGCCCACCGCCCTGCGCTCTCTGGCCGAACAGACATGGACCAACCTCGAGATCATCGTGCTCGACGATTGCTCCCCCTCCCCCGACACCCTGCGCGTCGCACAGGAACACGCCGCCCGCGATCCCCGCATTCAGGTCGTGCGAATGGAGCAGAACGGCGGCGCCTATGTCGCGCGCAACCACGGCCTCGACATGGCCACCGGAGAGTTCGTCACCCTCCACGATGCCGACGACTGGTCCCACCCCCGCAAGATCGAGACCCAAGTCCGCTTCATGCAAGCCAACCCCGAGGTGATGGGCTGCACGACGCAACAAGCGCGAGCCACTGAAAGCTTAATTTTTTGGCGACTAAACTCTGATGGCAAACTGTTAAACTTAAATACTTCCTCATTTATGTTTAGGAGAAAAGAGGTGCGGCAAAGTTGTGGATATTGGGATGACGTAAGGTTTGGTGCAGATACGGAGCTAATTAAACGGATGGCTTCCGCTTTTGGGGCAAACTGTATCAAAAAACTTTTAAACGGACCGTTCTCTTTCCAAAGAATCTCAGATTCGAGTATTGTTGGAAATAAGTTCTTTGGAATTGAAGGATTTCATTATGGAACAAGGTTCATCTACCATGAGGCATATCGTGAGTTTCATAAAAACAACGACCAACCTACATTTTCCAAGAAAATTCAACCCGTTTTTGCCACCCCAAACGTGATGCGAAAAGATCGCCTACCACCAAGTTCTGAGAAGCACTTCGATGTGATAATTGGAAGTGACTTCCGAATGGCTGGTGGAACAACAAGATCTAGTATCGAAGAAATGCTGTGCCACGATAAATTTGGTTTATCGCAGGCTCACTTTCATCTGTTCAGATACGATTTTGAAACACAGCGCTCCATTTACTCAGTTATCTCAGATGACTTTGATACAGGTAAACTAAACGCTCTAGCCTACGGAGAGAATGCTAGCTGTGATCTTCTTATTCTTCGATATCCTCCAATTTTATGGCATAAACAGCGGTATGTTCCAAACATCAGAGCGAAGAACATTAAGGTTATCGTCAATCAAACGCCAATGAGTGATTATGGAATCGACGGAGTGAAGCGTTTTGATTTCGAAGCCTGCTCAAAAAACATCGTAGATTATTTTGGGGAGGGTGCTGTTTGGCACCCAATTGGGCCATTGGTACGGGAAGCTCTTCACACCCATCATTCAGATCAGCTTCATCACATAAATCTGTCAGACCAAGACTGGTTTAATATCATAGATATCGAAGGGTGGAGTCGCGGGGATCGCGTTCGCAAAACCACTGATAAATTACGAGTTGGTCGACATTCGAGAGATAGCGAGCATAAGTGGCCTAATAGTGTCTCTGATATTCTTTCAGTTTATCCTGATTCAAGCGAAGTGGAGGTTCACATTTTGGGTGGTGCCAAATCACCTAAAGCAGTATTGGGGTACACCCCTAAAACGTGGATCGTTCATGAGTTTGGGAGTATGCATCCCAGGGATTTTCTTAAGGATATAGATGTCTGGATTTACTTCGCCCATCCAAACTGGATTGAAAGCTTTGGTAGAACAATCATTGAAGCCATGGCCGTTGGTGTCCCCGTAGTTCTTCCAGAAATCTACCGACCACTATTTAAAAATGCTGCATTGTATGCCACTCCTGAATCAGCGTTAGATACAGCAAAAAAAATATATGCTAATCCTAAGGAGTATACCAAGCAGGTAAACATCGCTAGGAAATATGTAAGTGAGAACTTTAGTTATGAAAATCATGTTCAAAGGTTAAAGCCTCTAGGTGTTGGAAAATGACAATACGAGCTTTAGTTAACAAGGGTTATTTAGAATTGAGAGACGAGGCGATTTGCCCCGCCGATGTCGCTGTAGTATTCGCTTTTGACTCCAGTTATCTAGTTCAATTTAAAGTTATTTTGGCAAGTTTGGCTTTTTCATCAAATTTTGTTGACGCCCCAATAGTTATATATACCGACGATCCAATTGTAGCGTCGGATCCTATAGTTAAAATCGCTTGCGACAAGGTATCTCTATTGAGCGGAGAAAAGAGAGCCTTACTGTACAGACTCGCAAAGGATCATGTGAAAAGAGAGGAAAGATCGTCATGGAATAGAGGTACCTTCCTGAAATGGGCCGTGTTTGAGAAGCACGAAACTCCTCGCGTTGTATTTTTCGATGTTGACATGATTTTCTTAAAAAAAATTGACTTTCAAATTGTCAATTGCTCAACAGCGCCCTTCAATGCGGTGCCGCAATTTCAAAACATGCTGTACAAAAACACGACATCAAATGCGTTTTTGCCGAGCGAGGAGGTTTTTGACAACTTGAATAATGCAATAATGGGAAAATTCAAAGGTCGTATGCTGCATAGAATTAATAGTGGACTTATGTATCTGCAAGGGGACATGCTATCAAATAGCTTTTTTGAGACGATAACTATGTATGCAGAGACCTTAGGGAGAACTATCAATGAACAGTCAATTTTTTCAGAATACTTTAAGCAGCATCGATCCAAGGTTGCCTTTATTCCTGCAGCTTTTAACTTTCAAGAATCATATATTCACCGAGCCTCACAGGAAGACCGTGCTAAAATTTTGAGTAAAATTGGAATATTGCATTTCGCTGGCCAAAACAAGCCTTGGAACATCCTGCCACTTATTGACAAAGATGGTGCAACTCTAACTAAGGCTTTGTGGCATTGGCACCGAACATTTGCTGAAAAGCTTTTGAAATAGTGAGTTTTGGCGTAATCTAGCGCCTCAACTTCAAACAGACATAAATGCAAAAACGCCGACGCTGAATTATAAAATCTTGGAGCAAGCAGATGACAGTAGGCCACATATTTGTAATTGGCGCAATGAAATGCGGCACCACCTCACTTCATTATATTCTGCAGCATCACTCCGAAATCGCCGCTTGCACGCCGAAAGAGTTAGAGTTTTTTATTAATAATAGAAGTAATGAAAAATATAACGCCAAGTTTCCAATAGTAAATGGAATCACTAAGTATACCCTTGAATCATCAACTGCTTACACAAAGCACCCAATAAAGCTCGATTGCAACGACCATTCAATACCTGAAAGATTAGCAAAATTACGCGGATCCATTAAGATAATTTACGTAATGCGCGATCCAATCGATAGGATTAATTCGCATATTGGCCACAACATCAGGCGCAAGAGGGTAACTAAAACTAGCTTTGACCTTTCTAATCCCGTGGCGATTTCTAGTTATGCAACTCAGCTTGATTTTTATCGACGTTATTTTTCTCGTGATAAATTTCTTTTGCTTAGTCTCGACAGGATGGAGAATTTTTCGCGAGACACCCTTAGTGAAATTGGTGTATTTTTGGGTTTAGATACTTCATATCTGAAGATAGGCTCTCCAAAAAATGCTGCTAGCGAAAGAGTCGACTATCTGAATGAGGCTCAGAAATATTTAATTTCCAACCAGCTCCGCGATGAAATGAAGAGACTTATTAACGACTACTCTTTTTCTGATGCTGAGCCTTGGTTAAGAAATTTGGAAGGGCTAATTCAAAACTAGTATTTTGGCTTGTTCCCAATTCCAAACCCCTTCCCCCCACACCCCCCCTAACATCCCGTCACCCTATCGTCCCTTATGGCTGTTCGTTAAAAAAGAGTATACGCGGCCGCGTAACCTCTTGAAAATAAAGGGCCGAAAAATGTCCCCACGCGGGGACACTCCCGAAACGGGCCCGCCGCCCCGCGCCGCCCCGCAACAAAATCAGTGCTGCGCCCCTCCGCAGACGCAGGCGCTGTCCGGCCTGTGATCGCCCCCCGATCCACAGTCTCGACCCCCACGACGATCTTCGAGAACATGAGCAACCCACTCCCCCCTCTCCACAGCAGAGGTCAGCCCCTTCCCGGGCAAGCCTGAAAGACAGTGACGCGGTGGCCATCATCCAGCCCGAGAAGCCCGCTGTGGTCATACTTGCTGCAGCAAAGGTCGGCGGCATCCACGCTAACAACAACTATCCAGCAGATTTCATCTATGAAAACCTGATGATTGAATGCAATGTCATCCACCAAGCTTCTGACGCCGGCGTCAGGTCGCGTCCGTCAAGATGGTGTAAATTCCCGGATGGCCTGAGGTCATGATCAGGCGGCTTTCGTGGTTATGCTGAGAATGGGGTCGATCTCCTCCTTGTCGATTTGTGCAAATGCCTCGACCATCATGTAGCGGCTGGCGGTCTGCCATTCGTCGTTCTGCTCGAACAGGACGGCACCGATCAGGCGCATGATGGACGCTTCGTTCGGGAAGATCCCGACAACATCGGCGCGCCGTTTAACCTCCTTGTTCAGGCGCTCAATCGGGTTTGTGCTGTGCAGCTTGGTGCGGTGCTGGCGCGGGAAGGACATGTAGGCCAGCACGTCGTGTTCGCTTGCGTCCATCAGGTCGGCCAGCTTCGGCCAACGCGGCCGCAGTTGTTCGGCCACCTTGCGCCAGGTCTCGCCGGCATGGGTGCGATCGGGCTGGTCGAAGGCCTGCCGGATCGCGGCCGCGACGACGGTGTGCTGGCCGCGCGAGACGTGAGCCAGCGCGTTGCGCATCCAGTGAACGCGGCATCTTTGCCATGTCGCCTCAAACACGCGGGCGATGGCAGCCTTGAGGCCGGTATGGGCGTCACTGATGACCAGCCTGACCCCGCCTAGGCCCCGGGCGCGCAGCGACCGCAGGAACTCGGTCCAGAACGTCTCAGCTTCAGAAGGGCCGATGCCCAGACCGATGATTTCCCTGCGCCCTTCGGTGTTGGCGGCCACAGCGATTATCGCCGCGACAGGCACGATCCGTCCGCCCTGGCGCACCTTCAGATAGGTGGCGTCCAGCCAGAGATATGGCCATTCCCCGGTGAGCGGGCGGTTGAGGAATTCGCCCACGCGCTCGTCGATATCCTTGCAGAGCTTCGACACGGTGCTCTTCGAGATGCCGCTCAGGCCCATCGCCTGCACCAGCTCGTCCACCCGGCGGGTTGAGACGCCGCCGATCCACGCCTCTTGGATCACAGCCACCAGCGCCTGTTCCGACGTCTTGCGAGCTTCGAGGAAGCCCGGGAAATAGCTGCCTTGCCGCAGCTTCGGAACCCGCAGATTCAGCGTGCCCAAACGGGTATCGAGAGCGCGCTCTCGATACCCGTTTCGCCATGTCGTGCGCTCGCCGCTGCGTTCGTGTCTGCCAGCGCCGATTAGGCCGTCAACATCGGCCTCCATGATCAGCTGCAAAACGGCCTCTGCGATATTGCGCAGCAAATCGCCCTGATCGTGCTTGGCCAGAAGCGCGGACAGGTCCATGTTGGTCTTGGTCATCGGGGTCTCCGTAAGGTTCGTGGTTGAAGCGTCGAAACTCCACCTCGACCATACACCTCGATGGCCACCCGGCGTTACACCGCTGACGTCGCAGAAATTACACCACGTCCTCGGACACTAAC